TATATTATAATCTTGGTCTGTAGAACCTTGTTGTGTTAAATCAAAGTCTGTAGAGTATCCGTCTAAATCTACTCTGGCAGCATGATTACCTGAACCTGTTTGTGAGATATCAACATCATGTGCATAATTACCTGTGCCTAATTTTAAATCTAAAAAGTGTTCACCACCTCCTGATTGTGTTACATCTACTGCATTGTTGCCATTGTCTATATCTAAAAATAAAAACTTATCAGCATTATCAAGTTGTTGCATTGTAATAACATTTGAACCACTATCTATATCTAAATTCATATAATGCTCACTTGAAGTTGTGCCATCATTTCTTTGTGTTAGTGTTAATGTGTTTGTACTACCATCTATGTCTAACCATATTCTATGGTCACCTGTATCTGTGCCATAATCACCTTGTGATATATTAAGTGTGTTTGTGTCACCAGTTATATCTAATGCAATACCATTGTTGCCACTATTACCAGATGTAGTTACATTACCTTGGTCAATGTTGAGTGTATTATTATCACCTGTAATCTGACTATCACTTGACCAGTCTGTGCCAATAACAAAATTATTCTCACCTGTTTGTTCTATGTTGATTGTATTGCCATCACCATCTACATTCATTTTGACACCATTACCTGTTTGTGCCTTATCACTTGTTATTGTACTTGTTTGTGTAGTTGTTTTAGTTACGTTTACAGTTGTTGATGTTATACTTTCATGTGATAGTGTTGTTGTTAAGAAGTTATAAAATCTTGTAGACCAAGTTGAACTATTATTATTACCAGTATGATTAAATTGTGCCTGGTCAAATGTTACTATTAGTTTACCACCATTACTACCATAACCATATACTGCCCAGTTTCTCCAATTGCTAAGGGTACTACCAGAGTTATCTGCTAATGCTGTACCACCTGAGGTCATTCTAAATACGTTTCTTGTAACCCAATAATTAGATGTATCTGAATATTGACTACCATGTGCGTGTGCTAAGTAGTTTGCATTATTAGTAAACAATGTAATTGCACCAACACTTAATTTACTTTCTATAAGTGCCTCAATACTACCTGACCTATTTGAATTATGAGTACCATCACCTGCAATAATAACATTACCACCTGCACCTATATAAGTTTCATATGCCGTTTTACAATTGTTACCACAGTTGTTATTACCTGCAACATTGATATGTAAATCTTTGCCAGTAAAATCACTTAAACTTACTGACCCGCCACTAGTACCTGTAACTGTATAACCTTCACTTTCTAACTCACCTTTTATTTTATTGTACATGTTGGTATCAGTATATTGTATGTGTGCTGTATTACCAAATGCCTTGGCAGGAAATATTATTGATAATACAAATATGAATAATATACTAATTAAGCTGTATAATAGATATCGCATTTTCGCTACCTCCTAACTCAAAGTCGTATTGTTCAAATTCGCCTTGTATAATATTTAGAGTATAACCATATTCTTTATCTAGTCTTAACTCTATATAACTACCACTTGCGTCTTCTCGTATCCATACCCATTCAGGATCTTCGTCTAATATTATGACACCTGTTTCAGGATTTTTACCTAGTTGTATGCCATCAGTAGTTTTCTTTTTATCAAATTCAGACCTCATTTGTTTTGCTAATTCTTTGTTTAGTTGTTTTAAAATATCTACTAAAAAATTTTGTTCTAAAAAATCTATTTCTAAACCTGTAACAAATTGGTCTTCTTCTTCTTCAAGGTAATCTATTTCTAAATCATCAAATTGTAAGAAGTCTATATCTAATGCGTCAGCAACTTCATTTAGTCCTTCTGCGTCTTGCATTTCTTGTATCTCAGCAGGTTTAGAAACAATCAATAAGTTGCCAATCATTTCTTCATCTAATTCTAAGATTACAGGTGGCATTGGTCTACTTGCTACAGTATCAACAACGGTTGCCTGAAACGCCTGATTAAGTATAACTTGACCAGCATCACTTTCAACACTTATCTCACCTACAAAACAATTACCATTTGTATCACAACTTGGTAATAAAATAATTGTAGATGAACCTATCTCATCTATGGTCATTGTAAAGTCTGTACCTCTAACACCAATTGTTGCTGTAGGTGTTTTGATAGTTATGTTTTGTTTTGAGTTTTTAGCAATCTGACCTGAGGCATATTTGATTGTGCCTAGTTTTGCTGATAGACTTAATTTACCTTTTTTAGTATTAGGGTCATAAACAAATTCATCTATAAGAAGTTTACTATGTTCAGTTACATCAACTCTAGTTTGGTCTATAAATTCTATACCAACTTTACCATTGCCTGTTTTTACTGTATCATATGAGAGAACATCTAAATCTTTTTCAACTACAATACCTTGTTCGCCATCTTTTCTATCAATTACACCGTTACCTTTTAATTGTGTAACTTGCCCTATGCTAGCCCATGCTTGACTAGCATAGAGTGTAATTAGTAAAAATAGAAACCACTTATATATTGGCATTAATCCCTCTGGATAATATCTATATTGTGATTATCTCCAGAAGTTGTTAAAGTAATCATATTGTCATAGATACCTGATTGTGTGATATCTACATCTGCAATTGATCCTGTATGTGTGTGTATGTATGTGTGACCTGCACTATCACCGTCACCATCTATGTCAACCAAGAAGTTGTTTGTATCACCGTTTACTGATAACGTAAAGATAACACTAGTACCGTCTATTGTACCTGCTACAACGTTACTATCACTACCTGAAGCGCCTGATATCGTTACATTTGCACCTGTAGCATCTGCTGTTTCACCTATATCAATGTCTAGGTCATTTGAAGAACCTACCCATATGATTGAGGCAGTTACAGTAGCACATGATGAGTTAGACCCACCACTATCACAATTGAAGTCTATATTGTTTGAGTTACCAGTTGTACTAAATGTACCTGTATAATTCGCACCATTAATATCAAAAGTTAGTACGTTAGAGTTACCAACTTGGTCAATATTAAAGTTAGATGTTGCACCTGTTACAGTTGATGCTGTTGTACTGTTACCAATTGTGTTATTTTGTCCATCTTGTAACACGTCAAAAGTTAACGTAGCACCAGATTGTGTTACATATATGTCATTCGCCATTACTGGTAATGACATCATCAAAAACATTACAATTTTAGCTAATGTTTTCATATTATTTTTTTATCTCCTTAACGCCTTGCATTTTCCATAATCCCTCATTTACACCTTCATATATCATTTGCAAAACGGCATATTCTATTGCTGTTCGTATTGCATAACTAACTGGTTCATTTGACGCACTGCCACTTTCAAACTCTAATGCTTTTGTACTCATATCTAAAAATCTGAATACATCACCACCTTGACTGTAACTAGCAATCGTCTTCGTTGCACTTACAGTCAGCAATATTTCACCTGTCTGTACTGCAACTAATCTTAATGAAATCGTTACTTGGTCAGTACGATATTGTTCATTTACACCTATACCAAAATATCTCGCACCAACACCACCTGACGTTATGTTACTATCATAACCTACTATACCACCTTCTACTATAAGACCTGCAAATAGTAAAGGTTTGAGTTGATTTTTGACATCACTTTCTCCGTCATATAATTCTCTTGTTGACCTAATTAATTGTCTTTCTTTAACTAGATTACTTAAACCTTTTCTCTCTACAACTGAAAACCAATCACCATCACTTACAAGTTTCAATGCATTTATAACCCATACATCAGGACCTTGTGTAACTGCCGTTGACAGTTGAGAAAACTTAGCACTAGGTTTTCTTTGACCTGTTTGGTCTGTAAATTCATAAACTGCAATCGTAATCTTAGGTTGATTATCTAATTTAGGTATTTCTTCTAATAATTTACCTGTTGTTGTACCCTCTATGTAAGGTGCCTCATATGTGCCATTAGGTTTCATATTATTTGAGGCACAACCTGATAATAAACAAACCACTCCTAATACTTTAATTACTTCCCATATTCCCATGTTAAATCCTAAAAGTTAAAATCACCTAATGGTACTGACATTGTAGTTACGTTACCATTAGTATCTGTAATTGTTAATGTTATAATTTCAGTTGTGGTGTCTTTCACCCAATAGATTGTAGAACCTTCTACTTCAGCAGTACCAGTTGTTGGGCAAGTTGTTGTGCTACTGTCGCAAGTAGTACCAAACATGTTATCAACTAACTGTTTAGATAAATTGGCATAAATTCTACTTTCTACGTTTTTAATAAACTTATTAATTGTAGTATTATTTTCTGCTCTTGCTGCCGCTGCTGCCGCTGACTTTTCGTCATCTGCTACATTCTTCTTTCTATTATACTGTAATTGTTCTATAGACAGGACATGCGAACTATACCCATTGCCGCTAAACGCTGGGTTCTTAAATTCGTGTACTATTTCGCTGGATGTACTAGGTAAACTCAAAGTACATAATATAAGACCTAGCACAATTGCTTGTGCCTGTTTCATGCTTATATTTATAATAATTGAGTAATAAGAATTAGCAATATTGTTATGCCAAATAGTGCTAATATGGCAAGGGCGCCGTGAAATAAGGCAGTTAGGTAATCAATCTGGTTTTTTACGTTTGTTATCTTTTTCGTCATTTTCTCTCATTTCTAAAATAGTATTAAGTTTTGACCTTAATCTAATTAAGTCATTGTCTAGCATTCTAATTCTATCAATTAGTGCTATCGTAGTTATTTGTGCCTTATCTAACTTCTCAATAATGTTTTGTGTAACATAATTGTATATGAAAAAGATAAACCAACCCATTGCTATAGCAGCTACTGTAGCAAAACCATATCTGTTTAGTATATCAATAATTGGTGATGTAACTTCTATCTCAACCATGTGATGTCGCTATGTTTAAAACTATTCTTCGTTGTGTATCTGTTTGTGTGAAACCAGAATGTTTTGTTTTGTTATCAAACATAAGTGCTTGATTTTGTATTGATGTATATTCTTCATTATCTATAATTGTGCCACCATTACAAGTTGTAAAATTTAAAATTGTTGTCATAACATTATCAACAGGTTTGCCTTCTTCTACCATATCATAATGACTTGCATGGTCTATTCTTTTGCCTTGATTAGTGTATAGGTTTAATTTCATTCTTACTAAATCTTTTACAGGATTATGCCTGTCAATAATATAAACTATAGGTACAAAGAAATCAAAGTGTGGTGACTTGTTACTCTCATTAGGAAATAATATGTGTGTAAACATAAAGTTATTATCATTATGATGTTCAGTAGTATTACTATTCCAAAACCAATTGAATGTATTACCTTCTAATAACGAATTAACTCTATTCATAAAAAGATTAGGTATGAAATTATCAACTACTCTCATCAATCTTTCCTTGCGTCTTCTTTACCGTCTGCTCTACTTATTCTATCCATGTCAGGTTTTAAATTAAGAGCATGTGATATCAATATGTCAAGTTTAATCATGTCATGGTTCATTGTCTTAATTCTATTGTCTAAGGCAGAGATTAACATTGTGATTGTTTTAACTTGACCTACAACACCTTCTAAAATGTATTTAAGAATGATGTATATAAACACACCCATTACCATTGCACCTGCAACAGGCAAACCAAATTGTGTAAGTATGTCTAAGAATATATCCATTATAATTTAATCTTTTCTAATTCGTCATTACCCATATCACCTTTTAACCACAAGTTAAATGCGAGTGAGTATCTTTCCTCGTCTGTTTTATTTATCTGAGTAAAATGTCTTTGTTGAGACGGAAATAATAGTAACATACCCTCGTTAACTTCTATCTTATATTCTGCTGTGTTTCTCTCATTGACACCAGTTGTCTCAAAATTAAATATATTCCACAAAAAATTATTATGATTAGTAGGTTTAGGAAAACAGATGCCACCTCCAAAAGGTGGTGTTTTTAAATAATATACGCCACTTACTACTGAGTTAGCATGAAAATGTGAGTGTGCATAGTCGCCTCTATCATGTTTGTTTACCCAACTTGTGGTAAAATAAAAGTCATATCTATCAACAATTTCTAATACAGTATGCAAATAATAATGTACATGCTCTTGTATTTGTTTTCTTGTATTGGGTAGTAATGATAGTATATTCTTTTCTTTTGTGTATGTGCCATTATTACTTGGCATACGTTCAAATGGCATATCTAATACCATTTTAAATTCGTCTTGGTCTACTGGTACATGATTTTGATATACAGTAGTTGGAAAAAGTCTATGTTCAGTAAATTGTGTAATCATGCCTATATTTAGAAAGGGCGCCACGAGGGCGCCCTTATAGTTAGTGATTATTACTTACTAGGAGAGATTAGTCGTTGACTAATTTGCTAAAGTAATTCATAGTATCATCTTCATCTTTACTAGGGGAAGTTTCAGATGTTGCAATACTTTCATGCTTTAGTTCTTCACTAACTTCTTCAACAGCAGCACTAACAGGTGGGATATCTACTTGTTCTGCCGTCTCAGATTTTCCACTACCATAAACAGTTTTTTCAAACTTCGCTTTTAACTCATCATATGATTTAAAGTTAGTAGTAGCAGAAAATTCTTTTAAAGGTTTCTGCATTTTCCAAATCTTTTCTATTTCTTCATCACTATCATTTAGTTTAGAGATAGTTTCAAATTCAGATTTGTCATAATTCCAGTAACCATCAACTTTTCTGATTTTTAATTTAAAGTTTGCACCTTCCCAAAAATCAAATGGGTTGATTGCCTTTTCATCTTCAAATTCAGGTTTCATTGCTTCTGTAATCTTGTCAAAGATTTTCTTACCAAACTTGTATAAGAATACCTTACCTTCGTTTTCAGGATGCTTAGGGTCTGAAACAACTAAAATATTTGTAAAGTAAGATAACTTTCTTTTTCTTTTTCTAGCAATTTCTTTATCAGCTTCACTACCAGTATTCCAAAGTTTAGTATTTTCTTCAGACACAGGATCTTTTTGACCTAGTGTAGTTAAACTGTTTTCAATATACCAACCACCTGGTCCTTGAAATGCATGAGACCAAACTCTTGCCCAAGGTAATTCTTCACCTTCAACGGCAGGTAAAAATCTAATAACGGCAAAACCATTACCAGTTTTATCTAGTTCTGGTTTCCAGAACCTGTCGTCTCCTGATGATTGTTGATTTGTGGTAGGTGTTGCAACTTTTTCCAACTCTTTAGTTAGTTTGTCGAAGTTGCCTCGACTTCTTTTTAAATTTGCGAATGACATATATTTTCCTTTCGTATTCGTTGTATTCGTATTGTCTGTATTATCGACATTATTATTTATACAAGTTATCTTATGCTACGTGGGATTTATTGGTTTACCCACAAGCTTCCGGGAAGAGTCCAATCTGATTTTGAGATTAGTCCCTACTCACAACCACCCTAAGTGTCTTCAGGCATTCGCCCATAACCCTCTTAAAGTGTGCGTTACAACCTCTTAATTGTTGTTCCGCCAGTAGCAGCAATATAGTTGCAACTATACTGCTTTTATAAGATAACTCTATTATATCATAAAAACCTGATCCTGTCAAGCTCTTAATCAATAAATTCCTTAAATTTTTTTATACTCATGTATTTGAGATTAGGTACAGATTGCCACTCTGGAATCTCTTGGAATCCTTCACCTTGTACCTTTATAAACTCTATATTAGGGTATCTCATCATACACTTCGCTTTCTGTATAACCCAGTTTTCTGGTATCAAAGCACTCTCATTCTCATCAACATACCCTTTTGTACCTTTGTATAGATTATTTACTTTGTCTGTTTGACTATACATATCCATACCTAGTAGGTAACATGTTTTAGGTTGTTCTTCTTTACATGCAATATACATGGCAGTTGCACCTGAACACCAACCTAGGTCAGCAGGTTCGCCATCTATATTTTCCATAACATCTTTTATCTTTCTAATTCTATCTGTGCCATACAACCATGTGATATATACATTTTCATAACCATCACCTTTCCATCTTTCTGTAATTCTTTTTTGATTAATGGCACTTTGACCATGTATTACAAATGATAGATAGTATCCCTCAGGATTATATTTCCACTCTCTTACGTTAGGGTCTTGCATGGCACCTGTTTGTGCCTCTTTCATCATGTCGTAATGCTCTGC